CCCGTGATTAACTGCTATTTTTTTAAGAGCAGCACGGTCATTGAGAAATGCCATTAACTCAATTTCATCATCCTTTGCGTTGGGATAGATCTCCCGTAAAAATTTTTCTACTTTAGAAGAATCTTTGCCCGCGGACTTTTTCTTACCAGCCAACCATTTATGGGTTTGCTTGCCCATTCCGGGACTAACTGTTGTGGCCATGAGCCATTGAAACTTTTTATGTTGAGTTGTATTAATGTCGAAAAAGTTTTTGTTTAGACGTTCGTTAACGCTCATTAGATAGTAAGACTGCATCACAGCATCGCCTTCTACTAAACTGCCCCAACGAATCATTAAGAATGGGCTAAACGTTTTCTTTTCTTCTTCAGTCATGCTGTCAAAGTAATCACGATCCTTGCGATCAAAAGCCGCAAGCTCGTTTCCAATGTACAACTTACTTGAATAATCAACGGGTTTCTTGGTTGCCATGTTCTTCCTTACACAATTCATAAATTACAAGTAGTCGTTCAATAGCATCTTGTACCGTTGGATTGGTTGTACCCATTTTGACTATATCGGCCCACAAACCGTAAGTCAGTTTGATTGGACTACCGTGCTCTATATAAAGTACACGAGTATCTGAACCAAACTCTCTACGATAAACAGTTTGCCCATTGTCTGGGCTTTCATAAATGTATGACATTACCAAACTTTACTGTAATCAACAATCTCGCTTTGTCTACTTAGATCTTTAATAAAATATGCACACAATGGTTCTGGTCCTTCAGTTAAAGGAACTGCCAACATCTGTCCACTCTTTAACTTAGGGAAATACCATTTGACATCTTGATAAATGTCCACAATTTCCACTGTATGGAATTCGGGTTTAAAACTTGAACGTGGGTTAAAGCAAAATACGTTAAAGCCACGATCATTAATGCTTGTTAGCGGAACAACTTCTAAGTCGCCAAAGTCAGGTTCGCCAATAAGTATTTGCCAACCTACAGGCATACGAACAATGTTTTTCCCGATTCGTAGTACCAACGCAGGGCTGTTAAAACTTTCCAAGAATATCAGTGGGATATAATGGTAATCGGGGTCTTTGGGATTGCTGTTGTCTAATACGCAAAACCTAATGTCATCTACTTCGTCTGGAATCTGATCCATCGAGTAGGAAGTGTTTTCAAGGGTTAAAATTCTCATTGTTTTCTAATAGTAGTCGAGCTTGCTCAGTGATAATGTACAACCCTGTATTTCTATCTTGGAAACCTTCGATAACTTCTCTATGCAACGGAAGCTCGGTAGTATCCACAGGAGTAGTCACTGTGCATTTTGTATTGTAGTTGAAAGTGCTTGCAAAGTAAACCTTAGGCGTATCAATATGCTCAATTGAGTTATGTACAAATTTGTGATGAATATGCCCGTAGTCTCCATCGGCATTGTGTGTTAGAATTAGTGCAGATCCTTTAATGGCCGAGATCAATGATGCTTGGGCATCTATTCCGTACCAAAAGTTTAAACGCTGTGTTAGCTGATCTTCATAGTCATCTTTAAAGCCAAGGAACTGAGTGGGCACATTTCGTTTATCCCAATACGCTTTTAGTTCCTTTGCCCTGTCATCTTTGTCAAAGTAAGTTAGATAAACAATGTCCCACGTAAACTCTGGGTGTGCTTCCATAAATGGCCATGCGAAGATTACACAATCATCGGGATGCGCAACGGCTACAACGCCTCTCATGGAGTGATCCCAAAGTTTTCTGTTATGATTTTATAGTACACATCTGCCAAATACTCTTGGCTTTCAGGGGCGCCATGGTATCCTGGATCTTCTGCCCATAGCTTGCCTTTCCATGGATATTCGTTCGTTGCAAATGCTGGAGTTAATTTGTAATCTAATGTAAAATATTTGTCAGGAATCACACTTGGGAAATCTTTACGGACATTTTCTGTTGTCCATAAGTTGTTTGCTACAAATAAGAATTGGATTCCGGCAAAGTATAATTGCATGACCCCATCACGAATGATCCATTGGTCCATTTGCTTTTTCCAATTGCTGTCATACAAGAAGTTGATGTACTGTTTAATTGCCGCTTGTGTATCAGGATCAATTTGCACTGCACGATAAGGGTGATCATAGTTTTCTGCAAGACTAAAGATAGTCTCAGAGATAATACGGTATGGGTTGTTACGATAGTTTAAGTTATTAATACCATACTCAGGATCGTAACCGTTGCCTTGATTCTGTTGCAAATGATTCTGTAACGGACTGTTAAAAAGGTGCTTGTTGTTAGGATCTGACCTTAACTGTTCTAGCAATTCTGCGTTGACTTGATACGGTGCGGCGCTTGCAGGAATCTCCATACGGTCATGAAACGTCGGAGCAACAATAACAAAGTCCGGCTTTTCTCTTAGAGCTTCGTCAATTTGAATTCTAATACCACCATTACTAGATCCCTGTCTTGCAAGAATCTGTACATCCCATCCTAATTTCTTTGCCAGTACGTGCCCGAACCCTGTGCCAACCAAGTCGGGTTGCAAAGAGTCTGCTACATAACTGCATCCACATATCATTAATCTTTTCATTTTATTCCTTTTTCTTCCAATCTAATTTCTCAATTGAGAATGGATAGTTCGCTTCTGTGTAAAACTTCTTTCTCGTGGTGAGGTGGCGCTTGGCAAACTTACAATTACTTGTTAAGTCCCAGATTTCGACGTGGTCTTTGTCTTCTGCTTTTCGAATACCTCGTCCAATGCTTTGTATAACGCGAACAAAGCTCTTTCCGGGCTCAATAAGAACCAGATTAAAAATCCTTGGAATATTAATACCCACAGCGGCCACACCGTAAGTCGCCACAATAACCTTATTACTTGAAGTCGCAACATCATCATACTCTTCTTTTCTAGAAGTGGCCTTAGTGCCACCATTTACAAACGCTACCTCTGGCTTGTCGGCCAATAGACTAAACAGATTACTCAGTTCAGCTTGTAGATACTTTCCTGTCTCAATTCGATCTACTAGAATAAGAGTGTTGCCACCTTCCTTGATTTTCTCAATTAGTCTAGCAATGTATGCTAAACGTTCTGTGTTTGAAACAAGGTATTTGAGTTCGCTTTGATAATCTTTGTATTCTACAAAATCCAACAGTTGAACAATGTTGACATGACATTGCGCAAGGTGCCCTGCGTCTTGCAACTCACTGGCACTTAGCTTCCCAACAACTGGACCTAGGCTACAAAATATACTTATCTTCGCAAAATCTTCTTTAGGAATTGTTCCTGTTAATCCCCAACGAATTGGTACTCTTGAGAACACTCCCGTTAACAAAGTCTTAAGAGCATCGGCTTTGGCCATGTGTACTTCGTCAACCATGACTAACGCAACACCATCAACTAAGTCATCAATAATGTAGTCGTTAGAATCTTTAAGCAATCTAAAACTTGCCGGCTCGTCTTCACTGTTACGGCCTGTACTGTTCTTTAGCAATACGTTTAGACTTTGCCAAGTACAAATAGTGTGCGTACGACCAACTTCTTTTCTATCGCCAAAGTAAACACCAACATCTAGTCCTAAGTTAACGTAGTCTGCTTCTGTTTGTTTGACTAAGTCTTTGTTGGGGACAATGACAACGCTCTTGCCATACTTTTCTGCCATCAAGCTCAGTGATGCAGTCATTAATGTCTTACCAGCACCTGTAGCGATCTCTTGAATGCTTTGTGGGTTTTGTAAGAAGTTGTTGACGATCTCAACTTGATAGTCACGCAACATAACTGGCTTGCCTGCGGCAGGATGTCCTGGCGGCCATGCCTTGTGCGCAAAAGTATCCTCTGCAATAGGATCAAACTCTATCTTTTGGCTGTAGTCACGACGATCTTCTAGATCAACATCGTATCCTTCGCTGTCCAGAAAGGGGATAATTTCGGGTAATAAATTGATGTAACTGCTGCCGCCTAAACTGAAATAGCTTACCTTACCATCCCAACGGCCTAGTCTTACTGCGGGCAAATACCTAGCACCCGGAACCTCGTATTTGAATTTATCTACGAGCTTTTTCCGGGTTGCTAGTTCTAGTCCCTCAACTTTTACATTTACTTCATCTTTGATAATTAATTTACATGATGCCATTCGTTATATACTCTTAACCTTTGTATCTGCTTTATTATATACTTCAGGCGCACAATATACAATCTTTTCGGCTTGTTGTATCATCAAACTTTTATCACCGCCAAACATCATGCCTGCACTGCTAATAAGCAAACGGCACTCAGTGTGTGTTAACGGCACTGTGGTGTAGATATATTTTCTATCTTCGGGAACAGGTTGCGATGCCTTTGTAATTCTAGCTATCTCTGATTCGGGCCGCAATGCAGTTAAATCCCGATACATGTTAAAGCCTAGGCTGGGTTCATAAATTACAACAGGCCATCGCTGTGTTGTATCTGCGTAGTCAAGAATACTTGCCAAACTATCGGGAGTAGACATTGATTCAGGATTAACCTTCATGTCCCTATTAGAGCTAAGAGCATAGAAGCGTGGACCATAATTAGCCACAATCGCATCAGCAATGCCCTCGTCAAGGGTGTATCCCAATACCGCAGAGTTGTCAACTAAGCGCAAAAGGTTATCTTGCGCAAATCCACCAAGTTGGGTTTCAACGTATTCCCGTAGGCTACTGGGACAATTTGTAATGTCCAATTTATCATCGTCAATAACTAACTTGATTTCAAACCCTGCAGATTCTACTTCATTAATTGCATCAATGTATGCTTTGACTTCGTGTCTAACTTCAAAGTTATTTTGTTCTGCCCATATAGTCAACCATGTAAGGTTAAACTCTGTTAGTGCGACTTCCCAACGCTTAGTATCTTTGTTCCAAATACAAGAGCCATGGCTTTCCTTTTTAAAGGACCGCAATTGATCAATAACTGCATCGCTAAATGGGAATTTAGCAACAATCATGTCGTTCTCAATTGTCAATGTTTTGCTGTAGTCAACTGTTCGCAAGGGCATGCGCCAAATTGGCTTTTCCTCAATTGGAGCAATGTCAACATTCTTTGCAGCCAATTGACGCTTGTACTTAAGGATTAGTTTAACTGCAAGGTCGCCCTGTCGTTCTGTTAAAGGACGACTGGCTTGAATAGACATTGCCATAGAGTCAATTACATTGACATCATACCTAGCTAGACTAATAATAGGGTCAGTGCCAATGAAGAATGAGTTCACTGGCTTAAGAGTTACAACGTCTTTGACCCCTGCAATAACTTCTAGGTAATCCTCTACTGTGCTGTATAGATTCATAGTTTATTGCCAAAAATAGAGTCGAACCACACTTGACATTCTTCCCATGTTCGGTACTCGTGCGCAAGCCCACCAGCAGTTCGCCACTCTGCACAATTACTATGACGGTCATCAATTAAGATGTCGCCAGGTTTGCAGTGACGCCACTTGTCGTGACTGTACGGCCCAATAAACACAGGAATGCCCGGAAAGTTTTTATCGCCCCAATGCACTTTGTCATAAGATGCAAATGGCATAGTGCTGTCATGAGGCAGGGCTGTTAGGAAATTCAAGTTATCAATTTTCCCAGTAGCCAATAGATTACGACAGTAATCAACTAGTTCGTTTGCGCCGGGCTTTAGCGGAAGGTCACGATAGAAACGTGCATCCTCAGATAGTTTGCGCCACTTGTCGTCAGGAATGCGTTCGCCATATGCCCAACGGATGCCTGTGATGCCGAACGCAACTTCCATCCAATCTGCTACCACATCATCCATGTCTAAATATAAATTTGCCATTGTTTTTCTCGATTAAAATTTATTGTACACGAATCTGTAGCGGCATACAACCGCTGGCTTACCTTAATAAGATTCGTTTACGATAGAGTAACCCTGCTCTGAATACAAGTCAGCATCGTACTTGTCGCAATAAAACAAAAACAGGTCACCGTCCCATACTTGATACAGCATTTTGATTCTCCTTACTTACAAATCTTTTCAATGTCGTCTACAGTGCGGTTTGATTGAGCTAATGCTATCTTGCATTGGTGTCTAGAGTAGTCCGACAGGCCTCCTGCCGCACACATTCCAACTACAACAATCATGATCATAATCATAAACCATTTAACATCGCTATCCATTTTATTTTCCTTTAAACTCACGCAAAATTGTAAACGACTGTTCGTATTCGTCAGTAAACCGTTCCCACATCACACTCAAGAATGCAGAGCCATTGAACACTGTCCAAAAAATACCATCAATCCAGAACGCTACTACTATCCCTTGAGGGTCGCTCGGGCCATACCATGGCAGGACTAAGACCATCATGAGTAACATTCCTAGTAGGGGAAATAATAGCATGATGAAGGCCAACTCTGGACCAGGGGTTTCAAACCCATCTCGTGTCCAACCCCAAAGGCTAGTAACCCAACCTGTTTTACCAAGGCCAAGCATACGACGAACAAGCCAAAAGAAAAACTTAAAGCCCATTCGAATGTTCATATATAAATCACGCATCTTAATCCTTATCTACCGGAAAACATTCATACGCACGGTTGTCTTTTGCTGTCAGTTTCGCTTCTGCTTTTGCTTTCAAGCAGGCTTCGTTTGTCTGATACTTAGCAACAACTTCATAACTAATTTGGAACTGATTAGGGGGCAAGTTAGGAGTTGAAAGTTGAATGAATAGCACAAGT